CCCTCTGTAAAATAATAAGTGTGTAATTCTTTTAATACGGCAGGTTTATTGTCAATGTATTTTTTGAAAGTGGGGAATTCTTTTTCGCGATTGTTCTGTTTGGCAATCTCATATAAAATTGTGCTGTGACCCGCAATCATATCCAAATCAACCCAACCGAGACTATGGAATAGCGTGTGTTTCATATGGCGGGAAACACAGATAGGGGAAATGCTATTTGTTGGATAATGGCGACCCAATGAGTATGGTTGATAATAAGATAGTTCCAATATGTCTCCTTTCATAGCGTCCATCACATTTTTTAATAATTTTTTCCTGTTTTGAATATTATATTCATTTATATTTTTCGAGGCATAGATGCGTTTCATCAAAGCATAATCTAAGGTTACTTTAAATTTCTTGTTGAAACAAGAGTAAGAGGGTAATTTCTCTAAAGAGACAGTCCAAGCGTTAAGGAATTTCATTGTGTTATATGTTATACTAATATTATATTCTATACTTTTAAATTCATTTTTTTTTTAAATATAATATTATAATAAAATGTTCCTAAATATTTGGCATTCTTTTTTCAAATAATAGTAACCATTTACTTTTTGTTTTTTCTGTTCTTTATTATTTTCATAATATTTGCGTTGTATCAATCGGTTTGTCTCATTCCATTTTTCACGATGTGTTTCACGCCATTTCTTATTTGCCAACACAGATTTATCCTTGTCATAGTTTTCTTTGATATACATTTCTGTTTACAATATACTAATATTATAAAAATATGTTTAAGCGATTTTCTCCTAAATATATTTACATTAAACTTAAATCGACTTCCAACAATTCTTGGTTAAGGGATTTCATATAATCGTTGTGTTTCTTGCTCTTCAAATGGTTTGCCTTTCCCGAGTAACAGAAACTTCCCCCGCAGAGGCAGATATGTGATGTCTTGTCACGCTTGGCATTTGTAATCGCATTATTCTGTTTCTTTTGTGTTTGAAACTCCTCTTCCGTTTGGAAACATTTCTTGCTATTCATAGATGCCTTATATTCTCGTCTCCAAAATTCCTCACGAATCAGAGCACCCATATAGTTCTCACATTGAAACTCCTCAATGGGAACCATCTCCGCTTCCTCCCAACCGCCGTTTTCATTAATGACATTGTATAACTTGTAATTCTTATTGTTTTTACAGGCGGATTTGTGCTGTGTTCTTCGCTGGTCAAAGTCCTTAGTGGACCCGATGTATGTTTGCTCGGCAATCGAAATTCTATAAACATAGTATAACATTCCTATATATATACTATAAATATTATATTATTGAGAATAAAACGCCTAAAGTTTCTTGCCTCGATTATTATTTTTGTAACCCTTTTTATAAAATGGAATATATATGTATGAATGTGAAATGGAAATTCCCTATGTGGAAATAAAGCGTTGTTGTTTTTGTAACAAATGGATAGAGTATACGAGTTCTCTATTCATTTATAAAAGACGGCATTTTCATAAAAAATGTTTGAATCATTTATTCCTTATCATGGACCTTGATATAGACCTTTGCCTGAGCAGATGAACTGCCCATTTGCTCCATCTCGTCGCCCATCTCCTCATTGGCAATCATCAAGTCCTTGTATTTCTGAGTGAGATAGAAATGCCTTAAACTGTTCACGGAGATTTTGTTGCCGAACAGAGCATTAAGGCGTTGGTTAAGAGTCACGCTAGACAGGGGTTCTAAATTCGTATTGAAAAGAATATTATCGATTTCCTTTGGAATGGCGGCAATCCATTTCACGAGTATCTTTTTAAGAGACGGAGGTATATCGAGGGTCTGTTGCCCTTTGAGTTCCTTGCCCATCTTTTGACTAGTCTTGTATTTGTTGAAAACGAATTTGTTCTTTTTCAGGTCAACATAATTATCAGAATCTGCGGAGTAGTTTTTGTAGAGCATGGTTACATAATCGAGACTGCGGCGGGGGACAATGTGCCCGTGATAGAGTGAGATAATGATGTAGTTCTGTATTTCCATTAGGTCACTCAGTCTCAATGTTTTCTTTTTGAAAAGGAGTTCAGCAGTGTGTCTCAGTTTCTCAACCATTGATTCAATCTCATTCTCATTGATGGCAGAGTTCTCGAGTTTGTCAGTGAGTTCGCTCTTATTGGTTTCCGTCTTGTATTCAGTGATGTCGTTCATCATTTGTTTCTTATACTCGGGGACATCAGGGGCAATACATACGAGTGCCGCTAAATAAGTCTTACGAGTTCCGTAAGATTTCTCATTGAGGAATTCCAATATCTTTTTATGGTCTGAAAAGTTTTTCAAGTTGACATCATTGAGATTACCGAAAACATTTTTGTAGATGGTTCGCAGTAACGAGTTGTAAGTCTTAATACTATTCTCAGACATACTGGGTTTGAGTTTCTTTATTTCGGAAGTAAGGTCCATTATTCTATATAGAGAGAAAAGATTTCCTAAAGTTAATTTAATTAAGATAGTTGTGACTGACGAGACCATATTCTCAAAACTGGAGGCAATTGTGAGATAAATGTGAGGCAAATGGTGCGGACATAACCCAAATTAAGCAGTTAATTAAGATTTAGAGCAGTTATATTAACCATTTCCTTACTTAAAAATTTTTAATTTATTGTATTCTTAACATAACTATGAATTATATTAAGTTATTGCTTAATTTAGGTTATGTCGCACCATAATGGTCACAAATTATAACCATATTATCTCATAATAGATAATATAGTAAGATTAAAGTAGTGATAACCACCACACATATTTCATTAAGTATCCCACACCATAATTGGTAAGGATTGCTCGTATCACAAACAACGCATCTAAAGACATAACTGTTCGAATAATATTAACCGATGATAAAGTCCGCACCACATTTGACACCATCTTTGATGTGCGAGTTTGCCTGAGGAATTGATTAATTAACCAGTCCTCTATCTTGTCTCTTAACCACGACTTCACATATTCAATCGTTCAAAGAATCTTACGCTTGAACCAGTCACCCACGCAATACAAAAATACTTTCCATGTAGAGTGCTTAATCAAATGATTATTGTCGTGTAAAAATTCTATATTTTTCGAGATAACCTCGCAGTCATTTGGAGTCAACTCTCCGTAAAGGGATTTGTATATCATAATCACTAATCCTTTCTTATCGATACGCAACTTATCTGATTTTGTTTTATTATCAATCCCACAATTCTCAACCATATTGGCAACTAGGGATAACAGTTCCATATTGTGTTTGTTCTGTCTGATTTCGTGGGGCAAATCAGTTAGGCGTTCTAAAACTCTTTTGTGGACTTTGGCAATCTTCGCATCTTTCCAAAGTCCGTTCGCTGGTTTCATAAAAGAAAAACTGGACATTATACTAATAAACTATATTTTATTTTTGTTTGCTAAATTATCTTTAATAACGAATGTAATAATATACTGAATAATTCATTGGATATGTAGATGTTCCTGTATATGCTGACACGTTTGTTGGGGTATTGTATTGTTGAATGGGTGTTCCTGGATTGACTGCGGTTGATGGATAGGTTGCTTTTGTTAGACGATTACTAAAATTACCGTCACCGTTAGACCCGACCGTATCTCCACCAGGATTTTCAAAGTCGCCTCCCGATACAAATATGGTTTGTCCGCTTCCACCTCCACTATTTGTGTCCCACCATATCATATCACTGTATGTGTGCTTATGGTCTTGTAATGCTTGGTCTTGTGCTGTTCCAAGTGTCCCCGCCGTCTGAACTATTCCTCCAACGGTTTGAGTTCCAATACCTCTCAAAAATGCTCCCTGAAAATTAGGTTTGCCGAATGTAGTAATACCATCACCCACTCCAAATGCTGTTCCAATAGCGGTAAATAACCTAGCATAAGTTGTTCTTGAAATATTACCTCCATTACAATATAAAAATCCTGTTGGAATAGTTGATGAAAGATTTTGAATAATCGTTGCGGTTGGCATCATATTAAATAGAGCATCGGCGTCAATAGTGACAGTATCATTTGTAATCGTTGTTGTTGTTGATGATGTAACCATTTTATCTTCCGTATCAACAAATACTGTCTGTGTGCCTCCTGATGTTATTAACATGGTTGTAAGAGCATTGAGTTCTAAATTACCATTGTTTGCTTTAATATCCACATTTGTATTTGCTCTCACAACAAACTCGCCTGCTCCAGTCCCCGTTGTTGTAATTGAAACATCTGTTCCACTTAAAGTCACATCACCCGCTGATGATGTAATCGATGAATTGCCTGTTGTAGTAGACGCAAGTGTGCTCCCTTTTAATGTCAGCGTTCCAGTATTTCCAATTCTTGTATTATCTGCTCCTGTAAAGTTTATATCTGTTGGTCCTAAAATCGCAGTTGTTCCAGTTGCGTTTCCAATGTTGGTATTAAATGCCGTCCCTGTATTTATTTCTAATGTTCCCAGTAAGTTGATAGTTCCTCCTGTTAAATCAGTTATCCCAGTTGTGTTTCCCAAACTCGTGGCAGTTGTAGTAGTATCATTAATCCTCACTGTGCCTGTTGTTGAGTTTATTTCAAGAGCACCAACTGCGTCAAGGTATAGAGGACCTGTCGAAGTTGCGTCTATTGTGGAACCGTCCAAATTAAGTGCCCCAGTTGCGTTTCCAATACTTGTTCCACTCGTAGTTGTGGTATTGAGAAATATACCTCCCGCTGTTGAGTTTATATCAATCACTCCTGTTCCATCAATGTATGTAGCACCTGCGGAGGTCGTTTGTATTTCTAATGCTGTCAATCCTAAAACCCCAGTTGTATTTCCAATATTTGTGCCAGTCGTAGTTGTCGTATTAATAAATACAGTTCCCCCCGATTCCAGTGTCATATCGTTGGTTGTCGTAATTGTTATAGCACCCGTTGCGTTAATATCTAGTGCCGCACTATTAATTTCTGTTTCTCCTGTGCTTGTCAGCGTTGTTGTTGTTCCTGATTGGATTAAAGTTGAGGTGGTTGCTTGTATTTGGTTTCCTCCAACTAAAGCATTAATTGTAATAGCATCTGCTTGGAGTGTCAT